TCAATTGATTCAGAGGTCCCGTGCCATAAAATATCATGGTCAGTATCTTCAAACAACAATTCACTAATTCTCATATTAGCCTTGTACCCAAGTCAATGGTTGACTGTAATCTACATAACGTTTGAGTTCGTCTATTAATAATTCCATAGCAGCCTTACCTTCAGCTTTCATGGCTGCACCATTTAATGTTGTACCGCCACCTGGACCTGCAATGCTACCAAATTTCTCACGTGCTTCACCAATAATCAATTTAAGATTGGCTAAAACATAGTCACCGATCCAAACTCCTGCACCAGGATCTTGTAGTAATACTTCTTCTGTGCGTTGTATATCTGCCCAAATAAGAACACGTTCACCACTACCTTTTGGATCACGAACTATACGTAATACTTTTGTCACTGGATCAAATGTATATACAACATAACCACCGAACATACGTGCGGCTAATTCAACATATCCTGCATAGAAATCATATGTTGCCATACCACCTGCATAGTTATAGTTTAACAAATAGGTATTAAGAATAGCTGAACTGAATGGATCAAAACTGCTAGATCCTGGACCTGTTTCAAGACCAACTGTTCTACGATATAAACATCTAACATTGATAAATTCACTGGGAAGCGTATAAGTATCTACGTTTTTTTCTATTGTAAAAAGAGTATAGGATTCTGCTGTAGCGTTTTGTGCTCTTTGACGATATACTTTAATAGCGTAGTTATAAGCAGCCTCATAATGTTGAGGATCTAGTTCTAAGTCAATGATGCCATCACCTAGACGATATCTAATGTTTTGGAATAGTGCCTGTTTTAGTTCATCTAGTCTTAGACCAGATGGTGTGGATAGGATATTTGCTGTTGATGATATTGTCATATATGTTTCCTGATAGTGTATTTATCAGGAAAAGATAACAATATGATTAAGCTGAATAACTTGCGGCAGCAAGTGTTTGTCTAGGACTACCAACACCTGCGGTATCGGTAGCTACTACACCTGTATTTGATACTAAATTTGTCACTGATAATGAGGGATTGTCAACATAAATGTTGGGGTAATATCCATAGCCAAATATAGCTTTGTCACCGCCGTATCCTGCGGCCGCACATATATATCTACGAGTACCAACACCAGCTGTATCACTAGCGACTACACCGGTATTTGATACTAGGTTGGTTGTGTTAATAAGATCCGCACCAAATCCAAATATAGCTTTATCTGTACCATAAGTTGCGGCTGATACGTATATTCTTCCAGAAGCTACAGTAGATGTATTACCAGCAACTACACCAGTGTTTGATACTAAGTTGGTAGTTGAGACTACATTGTATCCGGCGTCAGGAGAGCCAAATCCAAATATAGCTTTATCACGACCATAGCCTGCGGCTGCTAAACCATTTCTAGGAGTACCGACTCCGCTTGTAAAACTTGCTACTACTCCTGTATTTGACACTAAATTAATAAAATCATTAACATAATTAGTACCACCTGAACCAGTTAGTCCATACCCAAATATTGCTTTATCAGTTCCATAAGTTGCGGCTGCAAGGTCCCATCTAGCAACAGCTACTCCTGTTGTGTCACTAGCGACAGTTCCTGTATTTGATACTTTGTTGGTCATTGACACCGCGGTGCCAGAACTATTCAGTCCATATCCAAATAGTGCCTTATCAGTACCGTAACCTGCGGCTGCTAGGCTTTGTCTTTGAGTACCTACATATCCAGAGTTACCTGCAACCACACCTGTATCACTTACCAAATTAGTTATATTTGTAGAACCAAGTCCACCATAGCCATAGCCATATCCAAATATTGCCTTTTTAGGCCCTGTGGGATCAGGTGTTATTGTAATGCCCGCTTGAAATGTTATTCCTTCTCCAATATCCATATTAGATTATCCTAAATTTTTACACCGATTAATAACCAGCACCTGCTAATTGACTTCTAATAGTACCAACACCACTAGTGTCACTGGCAACAACACCGGTGTTTGATACTAGATTAACTATTATATCATACGAAATCCCAAATGCAAACATTGCTTTATCACTGCCGTACCCAACAGCCGCAAGGTCATTTCTTGCAGTACCAACACCTGTTGTATCTGTGGCAACTACTCCTGTGTTTGATACTAAATTAGTTACGCTTGAGTAGTTACCGGGGGTATCCCCATATCCAAATATAGCTTTATCAGTTCCATAGCCAACGGCTGCTAGGCGGCGTCTACCAGTACCCACACCCGTAACGTCATTTCCTACAACACCTGTATTACTTACTAAGTTAGTCATTGATACATAATCAGCATTGTCATCCCATCCATAACCAAATATAGCTTTATCAGTTCCATAGCCTGCTGCCGCTAAGTCACTTCTTAGTGCACCAACTCCTGTAACATCATTTCCAACAACACCGGTGTTAGTTACTAAGTTAGTTACTGATGTCCAAAAACCTTCAGCGGGAGATACAGTTCCATAACCAAAGATAGCTTTATCGGTTCCATAACTAGCGGCCGCAAGATGATTCCTAGCAGTACCGACACCTGTGGTATCACCAGATACAACACCAGTGTTACTTACTAGGTTGGTCATCGATACAAGTGTATCACTTGTGTCCCTACCATATCCAAATATAGCTTTATTACCACCGTAATTTGCGGCCGCTAATGAATATCTAGCAGTACCTACACCTGTTGTATCATTAGCCATTACACCGGTATCACTTACCAGATTAGTAATTGATACGCTACTACTAGCAGAGCTACTAGTAGCTCCATATCCAAATATAGCTTTTGTGGCACTAACGGGTGCAATTGGTGCACCTGCTATTAAAATTCCTGCACCGAGTGTTATTCCTGCTCCAATATCCATAATATGTTATCCTTTAACATATTTATCACAGATCACCTTCTTTACGGTTTTCACTATAATGTGCATCAAAGCTACCACCGGGATATCTATTCTCTAACTTCTTAACGTTCTCATTAATTACATCATTTGGGTCTAAATGAAGTGCCCTGCAGGCGTTCATCCAATACCACATGATATCACCTAACTCACGCTTCATATGAAACACATTCTCATCTGTTAGTGCTTTTCCCTGAAAAAATATTTTCTTGGGAATTTCAATAAACTCCCCGGACTCTGCGGCTAATCCTAAACATGCGGTTAACAACAAAGGAACATTAACATCTGGTCCATGCTTCATTACGCCATCATTCAAGTCTACTTCATAGTTAGCATCTAGTCTGTCTAGAGTGTCCATAAATGTAGTCAAGTCATTACTTGGTTGGCTTGTTACGGCTTCTACAAAATCTTTGTATTTGTTTAAATCAATTTTATTCATTAAAATGCTTTCAGTATAATCATTGCATCATTAAAGCGACCATTAGGTGTTGTACTAACTGCTTTAATGTCTTTAAAATATTTACGAGCGGCCGGCTTGCTACCCATAACTTCTTTAATCTGCTCACCCGGCTTACGTAGTGTCTTAACTTCACTTTGTGCAGTATCAAACCCTAACAGTGTGCTACCTTTAACTGTAAAGGTCTTGCTATAATCATCAGCAATGTAATGATGTAACTTGCGCTTTGCAGTATCATAAACCCAAGCTTCACTTGCACCATGCAGTTTGATAGGACTAATACTAACTAAGTCAAGCTTACTTGCTGTATCTTTGAATGTTTTAAGATACTTAAGTTTAGCAACTTGTTTCTCAACTGGTACCGCCTTACGTGCCCTAGGAGCTTTTGCGGCTTTCTTAACACTAATGTAACTGTTCAAATCACTAATAACTAACTCAATAAACTTTACAACATTTTTTAATTGTGTCTTACTTAAGTGATTATAACCCTGAACCAATTGACTATCAGTACCTTTAAGTACTTCTTCAATTTCATTCAGTTTCTTTTTCCATACGTCAGTCAACAAACTGATATGTTGTGGCATTACATTCTTTTTAGCCACTTCATCAATTGGACGCAATGTATGTTTTGCACCGGCACCTGATGTAATATACTCATCAAACAATCCTTCAAGTTCGCCACCTGCCTCACGTGCTTTATCTTTAAGAATTTCCTGAATGTTAGGACGTGCTGACACTTCAACTACACTTTCAGTAACCTGCGGCTTATGAATTGTTTCCAATAAACGTTTGATTTCATTTTGTAGTGTATCTGATTCTGTTTCAGACAGTTCTAGACCACGTAATTCCATACGTGCTAACCAGCATAATGTATTAATACATTCCTTCTCATCAATCTTACGCATGATTTTAGCCTCTTGCGGGCGTTCACGTAGGTCTAAGTATTGTGCTAAAAATTCTTTAGCATCTTTCTTACCATAGAAACGACCATACCACGTGAAACTACGCATAAGTGCTACTCGGCGTCTATCTGGATCGGGTTGTACGGCAAACATAGGTTCAGGACCCAAATATTCTATATCCGGGTCTCTGGGGTTAAGTGTTTTAACCTGTGAATAATCACTAGCTTTAATGATTTTCTTTGCGGGTTTACGTGTTGCCATTAAGTCCTCCTAAATTTGTAGCGCATTCATGTATTATAGCAGATGTTCCATTTATTGTCAACCTTGAAATTGACCCTAATTTACAGCTATTTAACGGATGACATATAAACGATAAATAATAGATATGCCTAGACTCTCATTATATCACCCCACAAAATCAAATGATTATCGTTTCTTTGATAAAACAATATCAGAGATATTTACTGCTGGCGCTACTGATTTATATATTCATAAATATTTAGGACCTAGTAATCAGGGTCCTAGTATTGATTATACTCAACCAGAATATGATGCATTAGATCCTACTAATATCCAAGATTTACTATTTTTAGAAAACAGAGATAGAACATATGATACTAGTATTTACAGATTACGTGGACATTATAATGTACAAAATCTAGATTTTGATTTAAGTCAATTTGGATTATTCTTAAATAACGATATTATCTTTATTACTATTCATTATAATGATATGATTGATTTAATTGGTCGTAAGTTAATGGTAGGTGACGTATTAGAATTACCTCATTTATTAGATTATAATCCATTAAAAGAAACTATACCAACTGCATTAAAAAGATTTTATCAAATTACCGATGGTAATTTTGCAAGTGAAGGATTTAGTCCTACTTGGTATCCTCATTTATGGCGTATTAAATGTGAACCATTAGTTGATAGTCAAGAATTTAGTCAGATATTAGAACAACCCATTAATACTGATAATTATCTTGGAGTATGGGAACCTAATAAACCATATCCCGCCGGTTATGTTATTACATATGGTGATAAAAATTATCTAGCTAAACAGGATGTACCAATTGGCATAACACCTCCTAATGATACTTTTTGGGAATTAGATCCAAATCAAAATCTTAAAGATATTCTTGCTACATATAATAAAAATCTACAAGTCAATAATGCTATTCTTGAAGAGGCTGATAGATTATTACCTAAAGCAGGTTATGATAGAAGCAAATTATATATTGTACCTACATATGGCGAATTTGAAACTAATACTCAACTATCAGGTAAATATAATCAACCAGCACCACCGACAAATCTTATTACTAGTAACGGAACTGCACCAGTAACCGGTACTGTTTCATTAGTTCGTAGTACACAATATAAAAACCCAAGTCCAGTATTACGTATTCCAAAGGCAACTGTACAAAGTATTTGGGATATGACAACAGATATGGTATTTGATCCACTACAGGCTAGTAGACAAATAAACTTAGAAACATTAACACTTGCACCAACATTAATAGGTAGTGGATCAGGACCAGTTGAAGGTGAAATAGTATTAACTGCGTTGCCAACAGGTCCAGTAACTGGTCCATATGGTACAGCAGATAACACTTATGCTACTGCAGACCAGGATCCAGATGCTCCGGGCTTTACAGGTACACAACCATATGGTCCGGACACTATGGACTATCGTGCTGATTGCGATCCAAGATTCCAATTCATTGCACGTAGTAGTCCAAGAAGTTTTGGATATACTACAGGATACTTAGATGGTACAGGCGAAGCACCAAATGGTATACCAACAGGGGCAGGAATCGCATTCCCGCAAAACCCACAAGTAGGTGCATATTTCTTACGTACAGATTATCTACCACAAATTCTATATCGTTGGGATGGTAGAATATGGATACGTATATCCAAAAACGTAAGAACACAAACAGGATTCACTGAAGGAGATTTGTCACAACAATCTAGCTTCATAAATAACAGTAATGTGACAATAACTACAGACGGAACAGTTATACCTCAGAAACAAGGTCTATCAACTATCTTAACATTATCACCAGATCCAATTCCACCGGTAATTTAATAAATGGCACAATTTTTCTATGACAATCAGGTACGCAGATTTCTAATTCAATTTGGAAAAATCTTTTCTAATTGGTATGTTACTAAGGGCAAAGACCCTGCAGGTAATGAAATACTAGTTCGTGTACCAGTAATGTATGGTGATAGTAGTAGACAGGCAAGTACTATTATTGCTAATAACAGTGCTAGCAATTTACCTAGCGCACCTCTCATAACATATTATATTACTGCTTTAGAATACGATCAACGTAGGACACAAGACCCTACATTTATTGATAAGATTCAAGTTCGTCAACGTAGTTATAATAGTGATACACAAACTTATGAAACGGTTCAGGGTCAAGCCTTTACTGTTGAACGATTAATGCCAGTACCCTATACATTAAGAATGACAGTAGATTTGTGGACAACTAATTATAATCAAAAATTACAATTAATCGAACAACTCGGCACACTATTCAATCCTTCATTAGAAATACAAAGTACTGATAACTTTATCGATTGGACTAGTTTAAGTGTTGTATATCAAGATGGATTAACATTTAGTAGTAGACAAATACCACAAGGTACAGGCAATCCAATAGATATTATGAGTTGGAAGTTCTATATGCCTATATGGATTAGCAATGCGGCTAAACTTAAAAAGATGGGTGTTATTGAAAAAATTATTGCAAGTATATTTACAGGCAATGCACTTGATGATATACAGAATGACGATTTGTTA